TTGAGCCTGTAGCGGATGTCGGTGGACGAGTTATTGGTTTGTCCACTGCTAATGGTTCTGGTAACTTTTATCATCAGTTATGGGTTGGCTCCCAAACTGGAGCCAACAAGTTTAAGGGTATCTTTTTTCCTTGGTCGGCTGATGGTGAGCGTGGACAAGATTGGTATGATGCTAAAGCCGCAAACATGAGTCCGTGGCAGTTGCATCAAGAGTATCCAACATTCCCTGAGGAAGCGTTTATTAAGTCGGGTAACCCTGTGTTTGACACACAGATGTTGGATGATATGACTATTGTTGAGCCAGCACGAGGATATTACCATTTATATTCTGATGGGGCTGGTGAATTCCGTCACAGCGACAATGGTGAAATGATGGTGTGGGATTTCCCTAGACATGAGTCTGTTTATGTGATTGGGGCTGATGTCGCTGAAGGTTTAAGTTATGGTGACTATAGTTCTGCACATATTATTCAGGCTGATACTGGGATTGTTGTTGCTACTTGGCATGGTCGCATTGAGCCAGACTTGTTTGGTGAACTGTTGTCTGAGTTGGGTTGGTGGTATAATAATGCTTTGTTGGGTGTTGAAAATAACAACCACGGTTTAACCACTCTTAAGGCTATTCAGAAGTATGGTTATAAGAACATTTATAAACAGCGCCGTTTGGCGCATGTTCGTCCTGAGGCTACGGATATTTTGGGTTGGCGCACTAGCGCAACCACTAAACCGTTGATGATTGACGAGTTATCTGCTGCTTTGCGTGATAATGCTATTGAGGTTTATGACCGTTTAACGATTGCCGAGTTGCGGACCTTCGTCCGTAAGGAAAATGGCAAAACTGCTGGCAGCCCTCATGACGACAGAGTTATTTCGTTGGCTATTTGCAACCAGATGTTGAAGTATGTGTGGCTTCCAGAGTACCGTCAGGATACTGCACCACCAGCAAATAGCCTTTTGTGGTGGGAAAACCATATTATGGACAACAGACCTGCACAAAAAACCTTTATTGGCGCACATAATGTGCGCAATCGCACTCCTTTCTAACTTTTAGGGAACAGATATATCTATTATGATGGAATTTATATGCGAAACTTGTGGAACACAGTTCTATTCTGAGCAGAAACCTCACCGTGGTGAGATTTGTTTTAAGTGCCATATAAAGGGGATTCATATCGGATTTAGGTATGGCAAAGACAACTTTTCACGGTGATACTATTGCCGAGAAACAGCGTCAAATCGTTGCTGATGCCGCTATTAATGGAGTGCAGGCTGAGCCTGTAACTAACTGGATGTAATATGTCGCAAGTTTGGGTTCCCATAATCGTTGCTGTAATCACAGGTCCAGTAGTGGTGGTGTTGCAGAAGTTGCGTAAAGAGAATACCGAACAACATGCGGAGGGCAGAATTTTATTGCGCACAATAGGTAATAAGGTGGACAGAATAGGTAGCAAATTGGACAACCATATTGGTTGGCACGAGGGACAAAAGGACACAGAATAGTGGCACGCAGAAATTTGGGAGATTATCTCAAGAAACAAAAGATGGCGATTGAGTCAAGTCGCAAATGGCGTAAAGATGATGGTTATGACGCTACATGGCAACGACTAAAAGACATGTATCGTGGTCGTCATTTTGACGACTANAAGAATGAAGACCAAATGTTGGTTAACATTGCTTTCTCAACNGTNAATGTTATTTCACCNAGCATTTCAGTAAACTATCCTAAGATTACAGTTAATGCAGTTAGCCCAGATAATGCTGCTAATGCTGTCATTGCTGAAGCGGTTGTAAACTATTGGTGGAAGAAGCGTGACATTCGCACACAGTTCCGCCGTGCAGTAAAAGACATGCTAACATTTGGTCACGGCTGGGTTAAAGTTGGTTATCGTTTCGTGGAAGAAGAAGCGATGTCAATGGAGGACGAAGAGTTTTCAGATGCCGCAATTGATGGCGGTAAGGAAACGACCAATCTAGTTATTCGTGAGGATGCCCCGTTCGCAGAACGGGTATCCCCACATGATGTGTTTGTTGACCCAGATGCAACAAGNATGAGCGATATCAAATGGATTGCACAACGAATCCGTCGCCCTATTAGCGAAATTAAAAACGATAAGCGTTATATTAAAGCAGCCCGTGACAAAGTTCAAGTTATGGCTGTAAGCAAATACTCTGACGACCCAAGCCGCAAAAAGGTGCATGACAAAAATGTGGGTTATGCAGAGATTTGGGAATTCTACGACATCCTTGGCGGAACAATGTCAATTTTCTGTGAAACAGCAGACCAGTTCTTGGTTAAACCAATGAAGATGCCATACTCGTTCGGTCAGCCTTTTGTTATGATTAGGAACTATGATGTTCCAGACATGTTCTACCCTATTGGTGATTTGGAATCAATTGAACCATTGCAACGAGAACTGAATGAGACTCGTTCGCAGATGATGAATCATCGCAAAAAGTTTAGCCGCAAATATCTGTATAAGGAATCAGCGTTTGACCAGTTGGGTCGTTCAGCATTGGAATCTGACGAGGACAATGTGATGGTTCCAGTTGTTTCCGATGAAGCACTCGGTGGTGTGGTTACCGCTTTCCCTGCTGTAATTAACCCACCAGAATTCTATAACCAATCTAATATGATTATTGGCGACATTGACCGTATTTCTGGTGTGTCAGAATTCCAGCGTGGTGCAGTATCGGAAATTCGCCGTACTGCTACAGAGTCGTCATTGTTGCAAGATGCCGCTAACGCACGAACCTCAGACAAGTTGGCTGTTGTTGAGCAAGCCATCGCTGAGGTTGGTCGCCGCATGATGCAACTCGCTCAACAGTTTATGACTGGCGAGCAAGTTGCTCGTGTAACTGGTAAAGACGGTGAACCTATGTGGGTTACTTTTGACCGTGACTATTTGGCTGGTGACTTTGACTTTGAAGTAGCGGCGGGTTCCACCCAGCCGCATAACGAATCGTTTAAGCGCCAGATGGCGTTGCAGATGGTTGACGCTATGGCACCGTTTGCTGGTGCTGGTATTGTTAACATGCAGAAACTTGCTGCCTATGTATTGCAGTTTGGTTTTGGTGTTAAGAACCCTGATGAGTTTATTCAACAAGCACCCCCTCCTGTCCCTGCTGGACCTGAAGGTGCAATGCCAGCGGGTATGCCGCCAGAAGGCGCTCCAGCGCCGTCTGGAAGCCCTACAAGCGGTCTGCCACCAGAAATCCAAGCAATGCTACAGCAAGGACAAGCAGCGCCTCCTATGGCGTAGGGAACGCCCATATTATATATAGAGCAACCATTATAGGACTCTAGGAGAAAAAATACATAATGAGTGATGAACTCGCATCGTTTGATGGAATGGAACCCGCAGTAGAAGTTGGGTCAACCGAGTACGATAACGGTCATACAGAAGCACCCGATACACCCGTCTTGTCAATTGACGAGTACTCTAGTTATAGAGTGCCAGTCAAACTGGATGGTGAGGAATTGCAAGTTCCTTTATCTGAGGCTATCGCTGGTTACCAGCGTCAAGCAGACTATACCCGTAAGACGCAAGAACTCAGTCAGCAGAGAGAACAAGTTCAATTTGCTACTGCGCTTCAAGCGGCTTTGGATTCTGACCCTGCATCAACGCTGGAACTTTTGAGTCAACATTATGGCATCAGCCAAAAGGCTGCTGCTGAGATGATGGCTGAAGAGGAAGAATATCTTGACCCTGTAGAAAAGAAGTACAGGGAACTGGATAGGCGTATAGCACAGTTTGAGGAAGAGAAAAGTCAGCAACAGATTGAAAAAGAAATTGCTGGTTTGCAAGACATGTATCCTGACTTTGATGTTAAGGAAGTTGTACAAGTCGCTTTGCAGCGAAATACAACAGATTTAGAAGGCATCTACAAACAGTTGGCATTTGATAAAATGGTGAACGAAGCAAGAATGGCTAAACTCGGACGAGAACGCCAACAACAGATTGAAGAATCTGTGTTGGAATCAAAGCGTCTAGCCAGTATTATTAATGGTGGCAGTTCTGCTACCGCTAGTACGACAAGTGATTCGTTTGAACCAATTACTTCAATTGCTGAGGCTTGGGCTGCCGCTAAGCGTCAAATGGGTGCAAACTAAAATCTAAACCCCCTAGTTTTCTAAAAGGAAAATAATGTCAAACCCAAACTTTGATGCGTTGCTNAGTACAACGCTCGCAAACTATCGTGACCAACTCACGGACAATGTGTTCACCGACCGTGTACTTACGAACCACCTCATGCAAAAGGGTCGTATTCGTATGCTTAACGGCGGTACCAAAATTGTTGAACCACTCATCTACGGTCAGAACTCAACCGTTGCATCGTACTCAGGCTACGACACCATTGCGCTAACAGCACAAACTGGTATCACGGCTGCTGAATACGAATGGAAGCAGTACGCTGCATCTATCGCAATCAGCGGTATTGAAGAAGCCAAGAACAACGGTGAACAAGAAATCATCAACTTGTTGGAAGCAAAAATCATGCAGGCTGAAGAGTCAATGCGTGAAGGTTTCAACACGATGTTCTTCGCAGACGGAACTGGCAACAGCGGAAAAGACTGGAACGGTCTTGGAAACATCGTTGAATCAGGTAACTCTGTTGGTGGAATTAACTCCGCAACCGCAGGTAACGAGTACTGGCGTTCATACGAGGAAAACACCGCAGGTGCTTTGACCCTCGCACAAATGGCAACGGCTTACAACACCGTGTCGGTTGGTAATGACCACCCAGACATGGTTTTGACAACCCGTGCATTGTTTGAAAAGTATGAAGCATTGCTGCAACCACAGTTGCGTTACACCGACAGCAAGACCGCAGACGCTGGATTCCAGAACCTGTTGTTCAAGGCTGCTCCAGTTGTGTACGACACTGCTGCTCCTGCTGGCACGATGTTCTTCATCAACAGCAAGTACCTCAGCCTCGTAGGTCACTCAGGCAAGTGGTTCCAGCAGACCGAGTTCGTTCGTCCAGAAAACTTGGACGCTCGTTACGCACTCATCATGTGCTACGGTAACCTTACCTGCCGCAACCGTAAGAAGCAAGGCAAGTTGACCGCTAAGACTGCTTAATTGTAGTTAGGTCAGTAAATCAATATGGCGGGGGGAACAGAAATTCCCTCCGCCATATTTCTATGTTAAATAAGATGGAGTTACGGTGAAGTTACCTTTTGATGATATTATTAAAGCAATGGTTGAGGCAGGCACATCTGTTGACGACATCGCAAAAACACTTGCACGATTGATGGGCGAAAGCACGGACGAAGCCGCCAAAGTCGTNGATGAAGTTGTACCACCAAAAACTCCAAGTGTTACACCTAGGTTAGTTGAAGAGGGAAAACCTTTGCCAGCGGCTGAAAA